CAAACTTTTCACGTGCTTCGCCGATGATCATTTTACAATTAGCAACCATATAGTCACGGATCCATTGACTAATTTGAAAATCACTTAGTAAATTAACTTCGGGTTTTAAATTGTACGTCCAAAGCAACACATTCTCGCCAGAGCCTTTTGGATCACGAATTAATTGTAGTTTTTTAGTCACTGGATTGAAAGTGTAGTTCATATATGCGCCAAACATACGTCCAGCAAGCTCAACATACTGACTGTAAAAATCGTAAGTAGCAAGTCCGCCAGCCACGTTGAAGTTCATTAGATACACGTTCATTGACGCTTGGCTAAATGGATCAAAGTTTGACGCGAACGGACCTGTTGAGTCGCCAAATGTTCTACGGAAAATTTGTCGTACAGTAATAACTTCTTGAGGTAGCGTATAAATGCTTACGTCTTTGACCAACTCCATGAAAGTATAGCTTTCTTCGTAGGCGTTTTGTGCTCGCTGACGATACGTGCCCACAGTCTTTTGGTACGCGGCTTCATAGTGTTCGGCATCTAATTCAAGATCGATGATTTGGCTGGCCAACTGTAATTCCACATACTTAATGAGGTTTTGTTTGAGGGTTTGTAGTGTTGATTCAGCTTGTGCCATTTATAACTCCAGTGTATTGTATTTATTACTGTTTTTTTCTTATTAGAGGATAGATTTTTTGTGTTTGTAGATTAGCAGGGCAAAATTTACACTGGGGTATTGGGTTATCTAAGTTAGCAAAAAACTCACTGTGATAATCATCAAAATTATCTAAGCCAAGTGGCCGGTACGAGTTAATCAACTCTCTGTCGGCATCACTTACTGCCAATTTCATTTGTTGATCAAACTCTGGAAATAGTGCAACTGGACCACACTTGTACAATTTGCCACGTATAAAATGATAATTTTTATTAGTAGCAAAACCACATACGTTATGCGCCTGTTCTGGATCATTGTTGTGCAACGTCAGACGGCCTTGCTGGTCTGTAATAACTGCACTATTATAAAATTCATCTTGATACCAAACTGGGATCTCCATGCGGTCTTTATCTTCAAATACAACGTCAGCTCTTTGCCTGTTGTTTTCTTTGCCGGTTATTTTAACTATCGGTGGGCGTAGGAATCGCTCAATTTCAGAAAATATGTAATCAGTTTCGTTTTGATTGTGAAGGCTTACACCAAGCCACGCATTATTATATCGTATTGTTTCGTATAAATCTGGTATGTGATTTAAGTGTGTGCCATTGGTCAAAACTTGTTTAGGTGCATCGGGCCATAGCTTTTGTAGCCCTTTCACCCATTTTGAAATAGATGGGTTCATCAACGGCTCGCCACCCAATATAACTATGCGCTTAAAATTAATCAAGCGAGACCAGGACTGGTAGACTTCTTTATAGTCCGACCAGTCCTGTTGTCCTTTGAAATTATAGTTATTGAACCTATTGCAATCTGTGCAACTCAGATTACAGATATTGGTAATATAAAATTCAATTTTATCAAGTAAAATTCTATTGTCAGGTTGAGTCACCCGATATTTACCATACTCGCAATATCACAATATTCTCTGTGCCACGACCATTGAACTTGACTTCTGTAGCTTTGATATCTTTAAACAACTTACGGGCCGCTGGTTTGCCGACTGTAGTAATTGCTTTGAGCTGTTCCACTGGCTTACGCAAAGTCTTTTGCACTGTTTCCACAGTATTAAATCCAATGATGGCATTGTTCTTAATTGTAAAGGTCTTTGTGTACTCATCAGCAACAAGGTGGATAAGTTTGCGTTTCTTAGTGTCGTATAACCATGCTTCACTCTTGTCTACAAGCTGTGAGGCCGGCAAGCTCTTGAGTTTGAGTTCTAAGAACTCTGCACAAATCTTAAACTTAGCGGCTTTCTTTTCAGGCGGTACCACTTTGACCTTGCGTGGCTTGCGTTCAACTTTCTTAATTTGTACGTATGCACCACAGTCGTTGATCACTGTTTCACAAAATTTAATAAGGTTACGAAGTTGAATTTTGTTAAGATGACTGTACCCTTCAACCAGCTGAGCGTCTTTGCCTTTGGCAACTTCTTCAAACTCTGTTAACCGCTTTTTCCAAATATCACTGACAGTGGAAATCATCTGAGGTGCCACATTCATGCCACGTATGGTTGCAATAGGCTTCCAATCTGCCGACATTTTGGCGCCGGCGGCAACAAAGTCGTCAAGCATGCCTTCTAGTTCTCCGGCGCACTCGGCAACCTTTTCTCGCAGACGGTCTTGAATTGTAATACGTGGTTCGGTATCAATCTTGACTTCTTCTACAACCACATCTTTTTGTTTGGATTCTAGAATGTCTGTCAATAGATTGTCTAATTTGATCTGTTCGTGCTCAGTGAGCTCTAGCCCAACCATGCTCATACGGCACAACCAGCCGGTGGTCAGGCGAATGTCGCTGTCGGACACTCCTTTGAGCTTGCGTACATCTGCTTTGCGCTCATGCGCCTCTAAGTATGCCACAATCATATCACGTGCATCTTTTTTGCCGTAAAAATAATTGTACCAACTAAATGCTTTGCTCAACGCACTAATTCGATTGTCAGTTGGCTGGGTTTTCCACACAGGTTCCATGCCCATGGCATTGGTATCTGCACTACGTGGGTTTAGAGGTTTAACGGGTTTGGTTGCAATCATAATATTCCTTACTTAGTTTTGGGCAAGTGTTTAACAGCGTCAAAAAGTTTTGCCGCACGTTTAACATCAAAATTTTTGTGCTTGTACATCCAGGCTTTTTTGCGTTCTGCCACTTCCAGGGCTTCTGCTAGTTTCCATTTGGTGTTGAAGTCCACTGTCATTATAATGCGGCTCATGTCCGCAATGTCTAAGGCATACTCCACCCATTTTTCTGTGGCTTTTACCTTGTCGTAGGGCTGTATAAAGCCCTTGCCTCGTGGGCCTGTGTACTTTGTTAAAAAGTTAGCGGCTTTCATGTTTGCTCCTGTAGTGAACAAGTACATATTATAGCACTTCAGAGGTTATCGGTCAACCGCCCAATAAACGGGCAAAAATTATGTGTTTTTCCAGGTTGACAAGTAATTCTTCAACTTTGGCTTTTAATTCAACGTACCGAATGGTTTCTTTATGTAACCGACGGCACTCTACACTTTCAATGTCTGCGGCCACTATGGCTGTGTCAACTGTTTTGACCATTTTTAGCAAGTCCCGGCGTGCTGTCTTGTTACGCACTTGGGCAATATTATACTCTGCTACATTTAATCGTTGAAATAACTCGTCCATGTTTATAATTATACAGCAGTTTGCATTACTGGTCAAGATAAGCTATAAATACATGACTATGCCAAGACTCAGCCTTTATCGCCCAAATAGAACCAGCGACTACCAATTCATTGATCGCACAATCAAAGAAATGTACACTGTTGGTGGACTAGATATCTACATCCACAAGTACCTCGGGCCGCAAACAGGCGATGTAGGCAACAACGACGCTACACTACCAGTTTATGATACTCAAAATCCGTTGTTTATCGAAGATTTGTTATTGCTTGAAAACAGAGATCGTGCCTACGATCCAGATGTTTATATCATGCGTGGTGTATATAATACACAAGACATTGACTTTGATTTAACACAGTTTGGATTATTTTTAAACAACGATACACTGTTTATCACCTTCCATTACAATGCCATGATTGACACGTTTGGACGCAAGCTGATGAATGGCGATGTATTAGAAGTACCAAATTTAAAAGACTATCACCCATTGGATAAGAGTTTAGCCCGGGCATTACCCAAGTATTATGTTATTCAAGATGCGGCATTTGCGTCTGAAGGATTTAGCCAAACTTGGTTGCCACACCTATGGCGTATCAAAGCCACTCCACTGGTTAACGCACAAGAGTTCCAACAAATTATCGACACTCCGTTTGAACCAGACAATGTTTGGGACCCAGGAAATTTTTATCCTGCAGGCACTGTAGTAAACAACGGAGATACATTTTATACAGCAACTCAAAATGTTCCTCCGGGTACAGATATCACAGA